TCTTTATCAACTAAAGAATTCATGTCTGTTCAACCAATGAACCTACCTTCAGGTCTTGTATTCTTCCTTGATTTCCAATATGGACAAGGTAAAGAGCTAAACTTTGGACCTGCTGGAAATGCTTATACTTCACCTGCTTCAATGTATGGTAATACAGATCCAGGTGCTGCTAATGACCCATCAGGTGGTCTTTATGGTGCTGGTAGATTTGGTTACTCAATCAATCAAAAATCAGCTTCATTAGCTGGTACAATTGTAAATTCTTCTTGGTCAGATGTTGATTTTGATTCAACATTATCTGCTTCAATTTCAGCTGGTCAAACATATTCAACTATTACAATTGATATGGCTTCCTTAACAGGATCAGGTGCTACAAACCCAGATTTTAAAGGTGCAAGAGCATTTACAGCTACTACAGCTTCTATTGCAACAACTGCTACAATTCGTCCACAATATACTTCGGTTAATGGTAGTGTAGTAACATTTGTTCATGAAATCCATTCAGCATCATTCTTTGATTTATCAGAACCGTTTTATGTTACTTATAACATACAACCAGCTGATAACAATAGAGGTGATTTTGAAGATGCTAGTGGAGCAGGATTTGCTAACGCTGAATCAACAGCTGCTGATCAATTAGCTATCCCACAAATTGATATCAAAATGAAATCTGAAGCTATTGTTGCTAAAACACGTAAGTTAAAAGCACAATGGACACCAGAATTTGCTCAAGATTTGAACGCTTACCAATCTTTGGATGCTGAAGCGGAATTAACTTCAATCATGAGTGAATATATTTCATTAGAAATTGATTTAGAAAACCTAGACATGCTAATCCAAGATGCATCAGCTGCTGATGAGTACTGGTATGCACAAAATAACAGAGTATTGAACTCTGCTAAAACTGGGTATGACAATGCTAATTTCTATAACACGCAAGGACAATGGTTCCAAACTTTAGGAACTAAAATGCAGAAAGTATCTAACAAAATTCACCAAAAGACCCTTAGAGGTGGTGCTAATTGGTTAGTATGTTCTCCAACAGTTGCTACAGTTTTAGAATCAATTCCTGGATTTGCTTCAACATCTGATGGTGATGCTTCTAAAGGATCTTATGCATTTGGTATCCAAAAATCAGGTAACTTGAATAACCGTTATACGGTTTACAAGAATCCATATATGACTGAAAATGTAATCCTAATGGGTTATAGAGGTTCTCAATTCTTGGAAACAGGAGCAGTATTTGCCCCATATGTTCCATTAATTATGACACCTCTAGTGTACGACCCAGATACATTTACACCACGTAAAGGTCTCTTGACTCGTTACGCGAAGAAAATGATTCGACCTGAATTTTTCGGACGTATCTTCGTAAATGATTTGAATCAAATATAAGATTTAAATTATAAAACTTAAAGAAGCCTGGCGAAAGCCAGGCTTTTTTTGTATATGTATAATCAAATGTTATAATATGGCTACACAAAATACTGATAAAAAACCACCTAAAGGTTCAGTTAAATTTTCAATTACACTTTCAGAAGAACAAAAAGCATCTAAAACTGCAATGTTACACCATCCCTATAATTTTATAGTAGGTAAAGCAGGTAGTGGTAAAACAATGTTAGCATGCCAAGTTGCACTTGATATGTTTTTTAAAAGAATGATAAATAAAATAATTATAACCCGTCCTACTGTTTCAACTGAAGATAATGGTTTTTTACCTGGTGATGAAAAAGAAAAAATGGAACCTTGGTTAGTACCTATCCGTTCTAATATGAGAAAAGTATATAATAAACCACAAATTTTAGAAAAAATGGAAACAGATGAATCCATTGAACTTGTTTCTTTAGCTCATTTTAGAGGTAGAACATTTGAAAATTCTGTTATTATAGTAGATGAATTTCAAAATTTAACAAGATCACAATTAGGAATGGCTTTAGGTAGATTAGGAAAAGGATCAACAATGATCTTTTGTGGTGATAACCAACAAATAGATTTAAAAGATAAAAACTACTCAGCAATACATGATATGGCAAAAATTGTAGAATCTAAATATGTGTATAAAAGAATACTACATGATAATCATAGACACCCAGCTATTGATGAAGTATTTGAAATGTTAAGTGGAATGTAAGTTTTCCAATATTTTTTTATATTTATAATAAAATAGATGGCTGCAGGAAGATATTCTTTTGTAATAGAACAAGGTGCTACTACAGATTTTGAAATACAATACAAAGATTCTAATAACAACCCTATAGATTTATCAGATTATACAGGTAGATTACAAATTAGGTCTACTTATGCTCAAGATAGTGGAGTATTATATTTAACTCTTTCCTCATCTCAAAACCCAGACGGAACAGGATTAAATTTTAGTGGCTCAAATGGTACAACCCCTCCAACATCCGGATCAATAGGTATTTATATTGCTGCATGTACTAGCTCAGTTTTAACTTTTAATGAAGCTAAATATGATTTAGAAATATATTCAGGAAGTAGTAATTGCCCATATACTATAAGGTTATTAGAAGGAAATGTAAAATTAAGTAAAGAAGTAACTACATAATATGAGAACTATTATAGTGAATACTGATGGTCCAAGAGGACCCCAAGGACCCACAGGTCCTCAAAGTACAGGTACTATTAATCAATTATTAGTTACCACAACTTCCTCATTTTCTACAAGTGATTTACTTAATGATGAATCTCAAAATGGAAAACATATTGTAATTGATAATGGTTCAAATAATATTTTTATCACTTGTAGTGGAGAAATTAATTCCTTTTATCAAAAATTAGGCACAGGTAATATTACATTTGTAGCAGGCTCAGGGAGGATCCTTACAACAACTGCTGGGTCAGTTATAGGAACCCAATATGGAGGAGCTAGTTTATCCTTTAGTGGAAGTAATGACATATTAGTATTAAGTAATACGGGTTTTTTTTTTGATGAATCTTCAGAAATTAGAAAAGGAGATTATCAACTAGCTCAAGAAATATCTGAACCTTTAACTCTTCTTAATTCATCTTCTGGTGAATTTTTAAAAATTAAATCTAATAATTATGTAGCAAGAACACAAGATCGTTGGTTTGATGTAGGTTTAAATGCATCTAATTTATCTGGAAGTGTATCTGATTATACTTTTAGAGCTAAAAGAATAGTTCCTGGTTATTCTAATTTAGCTTTAGGATTAGAATTTACATCTTCTACTGATAGTATATTTTTACAAGTAGATACAAGACAATCCCTATCTAATGATGTAGTTCCTGGTACTAAAACTATGGCTTTAGAAGTAGAAGCTAGAAAAAATAATGAATATGTTGATTCTGTTATTTATCAATTTGAAGTTGAACCTACAGGATCATATACTTCAGGTAGTATAATTCCTTTAATAACTGACTCCTATATATCGGCTTCATCTTGTCCTACATCATCTGTAGTATTTGGTATCCCTTTTAGTAAAGGTAAATTATGGGATGAGAATAAAGTTACTTTACAATATGTAGGAGGAAATTTTTTAGAATATCAACGTGAAACAACAGGAAATTGGATTTCAAGTGGTTCAATTCAATGGATGCAGTTTAGAACAGTACTTCCTTCTGGTAGTCAAGTTGAAGCAGTAATTGATGGTTCTCATCAACCTACAACAGGATCAGCTTTAGTTGTAGATGGTGAAGGACTTAATGAATTTGAAATGACAGCAGGAGATTATACTTTTGTATTAGCAAAAGAACATTCTCCCATTAAATCTATTAAAAGTGGATCTGTTGTTATAGCTGATAGTACTAATGCCCGAGGATTATATTTAAATGTTAGTAATAATGCCCCAACAGCTAGTGGACAATTAGCTAAATCTTCAACTGATGTTGACATAACAATTGAAAGTACAGGCCCATGTTCTTCTTGTGTTAAAATAGAAGGAGATTATATTACTTCAGGTGGTACAAGAGTAGCAAAACATATTACAAGATTAGAAAGTCATAAAGGAATTAACGGTGTTAATATATCTCATACTTTAATTATATCTCAAAGTACTAATGATATTTGGTTTGATGAAATGGGATGGGAATTAACAACTTACCCTTCAACCCCTACTTCAGTAACAGCATTATTTAATATTGAAAGTGGTAGTCAAAATTATACTTCATCTGCTAATATAGAAAGTGTACATGAAATAAGTTTATCCAGTTTAACTACTGCTAGTATTTTACAAAATTCATATCCTACATCTTTTGGTAGAACAAATATAAGACCTCAATTTTCAATTTTTGAAAATGGAACTCTTACAGAAACTCATCTTACAGCTTCTATAGGAGATTGGTTTGGATATAAAAGTGATAATAATGGAATTATTTGGGGTGTTAAAGATGCAGCAAGACAATGTCCTAAAGAAATAAGTATAACAAGAAATAAATTAAATTTGTTAATGTTTTCTTCTGCTAGTGGAGATGAAATAGATTTTAGAACTTCTACTTTATATACCCGTTGGAATGGAGATTCTATTTTACCATACAATGGTACTACATCTGCTTCTTTTGCTACTGCTAGTAGCGATGCAATTGGCTGGTCTAAAACAACAGATCTTTTATTATTACCAACTCCTTCTACTCCTAATACATCATCTATAGCAGCTGAAGTAAATAAATTACAATATCCATATTATGGGTTTGTAGACCCTACTTGGTTACAAGAATCAGATGCTATGGGTCCATTACATCCTTATGACTCTGCTAGTTTTGAATTAGCTGAAAAATTCATAGATGGGACAATATCCCCTTATTATGAAGCTGTTCCTGGGAATAGATATAACACATTTTTTGATTATTATACTGGCCCTGCATATTTTTATGAAGGTAGATATCGTTTATCATACACTTTATTACATGATGCATGGTTACTTGCAGCTAGAAATGGTAAAAGAACTGATGTTTTAAGAAGAAATGTAAGAAAATTTGCAGAAAATACTACAAGAACTTTTAGAGATAGTTATGTATGTCATATAGATGAACCCTTAGGAACTCCAAATCGTAAACTAAAAGGAGCTTTTATAGAAGCTAATGCACCTCATTATAATTTTCCTTGGTACTGGGAAACAACTTCTGCATTTAATTTATCTACAACAACTTCATTACTTAAATTTATTTGGGATTATCATATTTCAGGCAATAGAAGATCTAAAGATGTAGCACTTGATTATGGTAATGCTGTTAAAAATCATTTAGATCCTGATGTAGAAGTTTTTAGGTCTTTACCTACTTTAAAAACCATAGCTCATGCCTATCAATTTTCTGGTGATTATGATATTTATTTAAAGTTACAACAATTTAAAAATGGAGCTAATAGCACAGGTCCTTTAATATATGATCCTGAAACAGAATTATTTATAACAAAAAATAAAGCTTATGACAGCACAACCTATAAAGTTAATACTGATGTAGGAGCTATAATTGATGCTTGGGAAGTTACAGGAATAGATGTTTTTAAACAAATGGCTCTTCGTGCTGCTAAATTTTTTAAAGATCAAAGAATGGGATTAAATCCTGTTGTAAGAATAAATGGTAAATATGATACATTTTTATTTAAAAATACTAATCTTCTTTCACAAGGTCAAATTATAGATTTTAGTTTTAGGGGAAAAAATATTAAGTATGATACTAATGATAGTGAAACAGATGCTGTAGGTTTTTCAAGTCTTGATACAACTTTAGGTGGAATGCCTTATCAAATGAGTATAGTATCACAACTTAGTGCTAGCTCTAAACCTATTTCATCTTTTGTAGCATTTAAAGACTATCAAAATACTAATCCTATTTTTGTAAAAAAAGGAAATAACTCCCCTGGTATTCAAACATACATTCAAGTATCATCTGACATTACAGAAGATGCAGATGATGATGATGATAATATTACTGAAGCAACTAGTGGTGGGTCTATTTCTTTTAAAATTTTAAAAGATCCTGATACTCAATCAAATAGATTAGCTTTTGGAAATGGTCCTATTCCTATTTCTAAAGATGGTATTAACCCAAATTCAGCAATAAGTTTAAAAATTTCAAAAGATTTAGGTTCACCTATTACTGATGCAGGTATTGAAGAAAATTTCGTTTATAAAATACAACCTGGAAGTAGAGGAGACCAATTTATAGTAACTGACACAACAGCATCTATAGTATTTAGAAATGATGATTATTTTATGCCTAAATATGTTAGACCAGCATATAAATTTTTCTTTGGAATTACTTCATCGGTATCTCCATCCATATTTACAGAATATGCACATTATTTATATGACCCTACAGGAAGTATTTACACAGGAACCCCATTATCAGGAACAATAGATTTATCAGGCCAAATGACTGGTTCTTGGGCTGTTGAACCTATAGGATACCCTAGTTTAATATCTTCTTCTGGTATGCCCCCATTTTTTGCTGTAAATAGTGGAAGTTTTTGGTTTGATCCTTTAAAAACATTAAATGCTACTACTAGTGATAGTATAAATGATGATATAAAAGTTAATCCTCCATATTATCCTAATTTAGGTGCTCAAACAGGATCCTTAGTTAGTGGTAGTTTATCAGGAGGAGGATCAGGAACATTAAGAATAGCCTCAGCTTCAGGAGATATAGAATTGTTTAGTAATATATCAGGTACTTTAGAATTTTATCTTAAAACAGATGGGTGGGATTTCTTTAATATGAAAGATGATCCTACTGTTCAAAAGGATACCTCTCCTTATCTTGAATATAGAAAATTTTTAATGCAAGTAGCTACTAGAACGGATGGTACACCACCCCCAACAGATAGCTTTTCAGGTAATAGAAATTGGAGTCTTAATTATAATTTAGATCCTGAAGGAACTACAATAAATTTAGGGCCTACTGATCCTTCTCATTCTTTATTTGGTGTAGCTCAATATTGGTTTGATACAGGATCAGGTGCAGATTCTGTTCAAAAACGTATTTGGGGAACTAATTCATTAATAAAACAAGATAAGTGGCATCATATTGCTATGACATGGGAAAAAAATAATGCACCCTCTGTATTTTTTAATGGAGCAAAACATTCAGCTACAGCAGCTAGTTCAGGGCAATACTTAAGAATTAATCCTTCATTTATTAATTTTCCTGAACTTTTAAAAGCATATATTAGACATTTAAGAGTATCAACTAAAGTAATCTATACAACATCATTTACACCTCCTGAAGGTGAAACACCTTATGGGTTTACATCTGGTTCTACTTTATTTTATATGCCTTTATCAGGTAGTGGAGATAATTCATTTATAGCTTCTGGAAGTAAAACTATTAATGTTACTTATGTATAATATTTATTAATATATGGCAACAGCAAAAAATATATCAACAGAAAATAAAATTAATATAGTAACAAACACTGAAAATAATGTTACTGTAACACAACCTTCTATTCAAGCTGTTGAAATATTAACAGGACCACAAGGTGCTACTGGTACCGCTGGTACCACAGGTCCTGCAGGACCAACAGGTTCATTAAATTTATCTAGTTCATTAGGACCTATAAATGTTGTAGGTACATTAACAGTAACAGGATCAGTAATTATATCTGGTAGTAATACTTTTACAAACACAGGCCTTGCTTTATTTAATGGTGCTTTTGCCCAAGGAGATAATTCTTCTCAAGTAACAAATCAAAGTTTTATTGATGCAATGGGAGCAGGAGCATTTGCTCAAGGTCAAGTAACTAGAGCAACCGGAGAAGCTTCTCATGCTGAAGGAAGAGAAACAGAAGCATCAGGAACTTTTTCTCATGCTCAAGGAGAACATAATTATGCACTTGGGCGTGCTTCTTTTGTAGCGGGAGAACATAACACATCAAGTGCTGCTTATTCATTTGTAATAGGAAATAAAAATATAAATACTGATGGACAATGGAGTTTTGCTGCAGGTTATGCTAATACATCAACAGAAGATGCTAAATACTCTACAGTTTTAGGATATCAAAGTCATGTACTTGGTTGGGCTGCAGTTGCTATGGGAAGAAAAACATCAGCAAGTTTTTATGGTTTTGCTTCTGGAGATGAAACACTTGCCTTATTTGCTGCACATGCTGAAGGTAGATATACAATAGCAAATTCTAGATATACCCATGCTGAAGGAGTAAGTACTACAGCAGGTGGTCGTTTTGTTCAAGGTTTTACATCTTCTGCAACAGAACCTACTTCTAATTGGGGAGATGATGACCCAGGTGCAGCTATTAATGATGGAGATGTATGGTATAATACTTCTAATGCTCTATTATATTCATTTACAGGATCTGGCTTTCCTACAGGTTCATCCCCTACTAGTTCAGCTTTTATTCCTCAAAATTCAGCTCTTTTACTTTCTCCTATACCACTAACATTTTTTAGTACTTCTTCAGGATTATATTCTTCTGCTAGTTTTGGAAGTGGAGATACTTTTCCTCCTACTTCTGCTTCAGCAACAGTAGCTGCAAGATTTAATTATGGGACTGCAAAACATTCCCATGCTGAAGGTGTTTTAACTCAAACTTATGGTAGAAATTCTCACGCTGAAGGAAAAAGCACTACTGCAGGTGGGTTTGCTTCTCACACAGAAGGATATTTTACAAGAACTGGAATACAAGAAGAATATGGAGCTGTTTTAGAAGGTGGAAGTGGTTCTTATGCACATGCTGAGGGTTACCAAACTCAAGCGAATGGTATAGCTTCACATGCTGAAGGTCTTGGTTCAAGAGCAAGAGGTGATTATTCTCATGCTGAAGGTTTAGTTACTATTGCAGAAGGTGATTACCAACACACTATGGGTCGTTATAATGTCTCCAATACTCATTCATTAGTTATTATAGGAAATGGTACATCATCTAATAATAAAAGAAATTTAGTTGAGTTTGATTTAAATGGAGTAGTAATAAATCAACCTGTAACTGCATCATCTAATATAAGTGCAAGTGGTAATATAGATGGAAGTATTCTTCAAGCCTCACAACGAGTTACAACTCCTGCCATTAGATCTGCAGCAGGTGGAATTGTAATAACACCATTAGATGGTAATTTACTTATTCAAAGTAATATAACTGCATCAAGTAATATAAGTGCAAGTGGAACTATATTTGCTAATGATCTTATTTTAGATTATGATAGTTTACCTACATCTGATCCTTCAACAAAAGGCCAAGTTTATCGAAATGGTTCCAACCAATTATTTATTTCAGCGGGATAATAAAATATTTATTCTTTTTTTAATATTTATAATAAAATACTAATATGGCAAATATTCCTATATGGCCGGGCTCAAGTAGTTTCTTTCCAGGGGACACACCTTTCGGATTTTATGATAATGATTTTCAATTTCAAACTGATAGTGATAAATTTGCAAAATTTTCAGCTCAACGTTTAGGTTATCCTCTTGTAGAAATTGAATTACAAGATTTAAATTTTTATACTGCATTTGAAGAAGCTATAACTACATATGGAAATGAATTATATGCCTATCAAGTAGCTGATAATTTATTAACTTTTCAAGGTGCTTCTTCATCTATTGGTCCTGCAAATGAAGAATTACCACAAGAAAACTTTGCAGAAATAGTAAGATTATCAAATCAATATGGAACTGCTGCAGGAGTAGGAGGAACGGTAACATACTATAAAGGAATCTTACCTTTAGTTGGTGGTCAACAAAAATACGATTTAAATGAATGGGCTATAAGTGAATCAATTGAGGGTAGAATTGAAATTAAAAGAATATATTATGAAGGCTCACCTGCAATAACAAGATTTTTTGACCCATATGCAGGTACAGGTGTAGGAATGCAAGGAATGATGGACAGTTTTGGATTTGGTAATTCATCACCTGCTATAAACTTTATGTTAATGCCTATGAATTTTGACCTCCAAAAAATACAGGCTATTGAACTTAATGATACAATTAGAAGATCACAGTATACTTTTGAATTAGTTAATAATCAATTAAAAATTTTCCCAATCCCATTAGATAGAAATATAAGAAGTTTATGCTTTGAATATGTAAAATCAGATGAAGTTAATCAACCTTATTACGATAGAAACGGGAGAGAAATTATAACTAACGCCTCTAATGTCCCATATGAAAACCCTAATTATACACGCATTAACTCAATTGGTAGGCAGTGGATATTTGAATATGGTTTAGCGATAGTAAAGGAAATGTTAGGATACGTTAGAGGAAAATATTCTCAAATACCTATTCCTGGGTCTGAAGTAACTTTAAACCAATCTGATTTAATTTCAGCAGCAACATCAGAAAAAACAGCATTAATAGAAAGATTAAGAACATATTTTGATTCTACATCTCGTAAAACTTTACTTCAAAAGAAAGCAGAAGAAGGTGAAGCACAAAATAAAACTTTAGGGCAAGCTCCCATGACAATTTTTATAGGATAGTATGGCATTATTTGGTACACAACGTGACGTTTCTTTAATAAGAAGTATTAACCGAGAGTTAATGGGTGATATAATTACTCAACAGTGTGCTGTATATAAATTAAATTTAGAAGAAACTAGAATAAATATTTATGGTGAATCTTCTGGTGCAAAATATTATCAAGACCCAATATTGTTAAATGTTTTACTTGAAAGAGGTGACCAAACTTACAATTCAAGTGATATGGGTGTAGATTATTCAAGAGAAGTTGAATTTAGATTCTTTAGAGATGATTTAGTAGATGCTAGTTTAGTAGTAGAACCTGGAGATATATTATTATATTATGAAAGCTATTTTGAAGTTGATAGTATAAAAGATAACCAACTATTTGTAGGTAAAGACCCAAGATATCCTTATAACCAAAATCCTTTAAATCCAGGATTAGAAGAATTTGGGTCTAATTTATCTATAATATGCAAAACACATTATACTCCTGCAGATAAAGTACAAATAACAAGAGAAAGATTATAAGATATGCCACAGACTAGAAAACCCCAACCCCCTTCTCAACGTGAAATTTCAAATAATCAAATTAAACCTTATGTTTTTCCTGAAACAGGGAATACTTTAGGTAACCCCAATGAACCAAATACTTTTGAACAATTTACCCAGGATCAACAACATGGAGTTGGTTTTAATAGATCAGAAAAACTTTCATTAAAAAACGACCCTATTAAACCTTTTACTTTAGGTTTACAAGACATAGATGAATCTATAATGTATTATTTTAATGAAGTAATACGTCCTTTTGTTGTACAAAATAGTAAAAGAATACCTGTTCCTATAATTTATGGTTCTCCTGAAAGATGGAAGTCTGCCCAAAGAGATGGGTACTATAAAGATAAAAGGGGTAAAATAATGGCTCCTATTATAATGTTTAAACGTGATTCTATGGACAAATTACGTAATATAGGAAATAAATTAGATGGTAATACACCTAATTTGTATTCATATTGGAAAAGAACATATAATCCAAAAGACTCTTACTCTAATTTTAGTGTATTAAATAATAGAAAACCAACTCAACAATTCACAGTTAATGTAATCCCAGATTATGTAAAATTAGTTTATAATTGTACTATTCAAACATATTATATAGACCAATTAAATAAAATTGTTGAAGCAGTTAATTATGCTTCTGACTCATATTGGGGTGATCCTGAAAGATTTAAATTTAAAGCTTCTATAGATAGTTATGCAACTACTGTTGAATTAGATGATGGACAAGATAGAATAGTAAAATCAACATTTTCAATAAACATGTATGGTTATATTATTCCTGAAAATGTTCAAAAACAAATCTCATCTATTAAAAAATACAATAATAAATCCCAAATAGTTATAGGATTAGAAACTACAGGAAACATTTAATTAACTATAATATATTTATAATAAAATAACATAAATGGCAAAAAAGCTTACAAAAACCGGAATAACTACAGGAAATACTGTTAAAGCTTTTCATGTTACCCAATCAGTAGACGCTTTTACAGGTACTGATGCATATGATATTTCATTATCTGGATCTTTACATATTACAGGATCTGTTTTTGTTGATAGTGGTGCAATACCTACAACTATAAGTGCAAGTAGTAGAATATATGCATCTTCTTTTATAGGTACTAATGTTTCTACTACAACCTTAGAAAATCAAAGTGGCAATGTTATAACAATAGGAGATAGTCTACATTTAAGTGCTACAACCTCTCATATAACAGCCTCAGGTAATATAAGCTCAAGTGGAGATATTTTCTTTAACCCATCTAATGCTTTAACAGGAACTTCTGTATTAACTATAAACCCTACTACAGGTCAAATATTTAGAACAGGAAGCTATGGAAGTTCAGGTGGTGGAGGTGGTGGGTCTACTTTTCCATTTACAGGCTCTGCAGCTATTTCAGGAACATTAAGTTTAGATGGCCCCGCAGGTCATATAACATCATCAGGTAACATAAGTGCAAGTAATATAATAGCATCAAAATTTTTAGAACTACCATTTAGCAATCAAATAGACGAAGGAGGAATATATTTTACTAATAGAACACTAGTCCCAGGTGATGAAATTCCAAGTATAAGAGGTAATGCAGGTGCACAAGGGGTAGGATATTTAGCTCTAGGGCATTCAGATTCAGATACAATAAAAATAAAAGACTCAGGAAGACATGATAGTGTTAGAGTTGAAGGTGGTATGATTGTTACAAGCCATATAACATCATCAGCTAATATAAGTGCAAGTAATGATATATTTGCAAATAAGTATCTTTTACAAGGTAATGATTTTGCAACAATTGCAACTATAAATGGTGTTGCCAATACTATTTCTGTAGGAGATTCTACTACCCCAAACCAACTACATTTTGCTGGTACAAATATATTTACTTCTACAAACATAACATCATCAGCCAATATAAGTGCAAGTGGTGATATAACAGCGGGCAATATATTCCTACCAGGTAATGGTGTAATATCTTTTGATAATTCATTAGATGGATCTGATCAAAAAATCACAGGAGTTGATAATCAAATAGTTATTGATGGAGATGATCTTATTGTATTTAAAGCAGATAGTGGTGGATATGAGTTTAGGGATACATCTAATGTAGCTACTGTGCACATAACAACAGCTGGTGCAATAACAGCCTCAGGACATATAAGCTCAAGTGGTGGTTTTATAGGAGAAGTAACAAATGTTTATCGTCCTATTACAACACTTTCAACTAATCCTTTTACAGCAAGTGATGCAACAGCAGGTGCATATTATAGAACAGGAGGAAATATAACATGTTCTATATTTACTGCTGCTTCTGTAAATTGCACAACAGGAGTAGAATTTGAATTTTTTCAAACCTCTTCAGAGGGATATTTATGTTTTACAACTGCTAGTGGAGTAACATTAAATTCTAAATCAGGTAACACAAAATTAGCAGGCCAGTTTTCAGCAGCCACACTTAAAAAAATTGGAACCAATGAATGGGATTTAATTGGTGATTTAGGATAACATATTTATAATAAAAATGAACTATTCAAATAGAACATATGCTTTTGCAAATTTCTCAACTTTAGGTAGTGTAGATTTTTCTCAAGTAATGGAAACATCTATCACAACAGTTAGAAAATCACTCGATGAATCCCAATTTCTACTAAAATGGTACACAGTAAATAAACCAACATTCATTACAGATGGAAGTGTAACTCTAGTTTGGAGTGGATCACACACAGATTGTTTAACTCAATTAACTAGTTCATTTTGGAC